ATTATATTCCAGAATTAGAACATGTAATACAATCTTATGATACTGCTTTCTTAAAAAAAGAAACTGCCGACTTTTCAGCAATCACAACTTGGGGTGTATTTTATCCAAATGCTGATTCAGGACCTAATTTAATATTATTAGACTCACTTAAAAAAAGATTAGAATTTCCTGAATTAAGACGTGAAGCATTAAATCAATATTACTATTGGAAACCAGATTCTGTAGTTATAGAATCAAAAGCATCAGGATTACCGCTAACTTATGAATTACGTAAGATGGGTATCCCTGTCATTAACTTTACACCAAGCAGAGGAAATGATAAGCATTCCCGTGTAAACGCCGTTGCACCACTTTTTGAGAGTGGTCAAATATGGGCGCCTGAAACAGAGTTTGCAGAAGAGGTTATTGAGGAATGCGCAGCTTTTCCTTTTGGAGATCATGATGACCTTGTGGACTCAATGACACAAGCATTAATGAGATTTAGACAGGGAGGCTTTTTAGAGCATCCTGAAGATTATAAAGATGAACCAATAATTCATCAAGATAAGGAGTATTACTAATGGATAAAAAAACTTTATTTGCTTTAACTGCAAAAATTTTCAATACATTAAAAGGTTTAGGTATTAAACCTAAACTAGGTGTAACAACAGACATTAAAAGATTACCAGGATCTAAAAATTCATTTAACACTGATTTAAGTACATTAGGGGAAGGTAATGCTGAAAGTTTAAAAAGATTAATTGCTAATGATGCAGACTTCTTACCACAAGCAAGTGCTGATGAGATTGTACAATACAACAACAATTTAGAATATTTAAAATCTACTTACCCAGATACTTTTGGAAAAGCACAAGTAGTAACAGAATCTAAAACTGGAATTAAAACTTTAGTAAATGATGTAGATGAAAAAATTAAAAGACCTACAAAAGAAGATTACGAAGACTACGGAGAAATATTAAATGATAGCGAAAATACTGTAGTTCAGGGAACTGAAACATTTGATGAGTTAGAAGCACTAGTTAAAAAACAAAAAGATTATGAAGCATCTATGTATCAAGAATATAAAATGGGTAAACTAGATCCTGCACCAGGAGAGAAAAGTCAAAATAGATTAAACTTCTTAAGAAAAAAAGCTGACGAAGCAGAAATGACAAAAGACAGAAGATTAATTAATATAGATGAAATACAAGAGTTAGAAGATTTGGAAGGAACATTTCAACCAAGAACTATAAATATATCAGATCCTAAAACTGCAGAAGATTTTACAAACTTTGCAAAACAAAATGATCCAGAAGGATTTAAAAAAATTCAAAAGATAGTAGATGATATTAATAACAAAAATACTTTAGAAAACTTTGACGTTAAAGATAGAGAACCAAATGCTAAAGGCGGAAGTGTTGGTAATCTAACTTATAAAAAAATGTTTGGTAATCTAGATAAAACTTTGGGTAAAGGAATAGGTTCAATGTTTAAAAAGAAAAGAAGATAATGGCTGAAGTAATTAAAACAGATAAGTTAATAAATCTATTAAAAAAATATAAAATAAATTTTCCAAGAAAAGCTCTTTCTACTTATGTAAAAAGATACGGAATTGAAAAAGCAGATGAATTAGAAATAATACGTGGAGATAAAAGAAAAGCAGTTATAACATCAGGTATTTATAAACAACCTTCTGATAAAAAATTAAAAGAAATAAAAAATCAATACGACATTAATAGATTAAAAGCACCTGGAACAACAGAAGAAGGAGCTAAAGCTTTTACAGAAAGAAAAACAAGAGCAGAGCAGTTATTAAAAAAAGGATATTCTCAAACAGAAGCAAATGAAGTTTTAAAAAAAGAATTTAAACAATTTAAAAACTATAAAAATACTTTAAAAGAAGTTGCTAACGATTTAAAAAAACAAGGAATAAAAATAAAATCAGGAATTGGACCTGAAGGAACTCAATCTTCAAGAGTAAGAGATGATTTAAGTAAATTAAATAAATCGGAAGTTAAAGATTTAATTAGATCAGGAGAAACAAATATAAATAAAATAGTTTCAAAAACTCAAAAAATTTTAAGTTTAACTCCTGAATTAGCCGCAAGAAGAGTTGGACAATTAATGGAATCATTCGCAGGAGATAATCAATATATCAATGCAAAGAGTGGACCCCTTGCAGAAAAATCTAAATCTTTAATAAAAGGTTTAGGTGAAATTTCAAAAAGTAAATTATATGGTGGTATTGGTGGTGGCTTACAAAGACAAATGGCAAATAGAAATGTTGCAGCTTCTGTAGGTAAGTCAGCTAATTTTTTTAATAGTTTGAAAAAAAGAATTCAAGAATCTCTTCCAGGATCTGAATTCGAAACAGATGAAATAAAAAATATAATGTCTTCTTCTAGAAATAGAACGGGTCCTTATAGTATTTTTTTACAAGGTTTAAGACCTGATATTAATCAAGAAAAAGTTTATGAACTAGATAAACAAATGGGTTCATATGAAAAAAGAATACAACAAACAGAAAATATATTAGAGAAAAAGAATTTAGCAAAAGAATTTAATATTAGAGCAAAAGAATTCGTAGCAGATGCAAATAAAAATTTAAAACCAGGACAACTTCCAGTTAGAGCTTTAGAATTTAGTTTTGACGAACCTAGTAAAGTAATTAAAAATAAAAGTGCTCTAGAAAATTATGGAGAATTATTTGATGATATTTATAAAAAACATGGGTACTCTTTTAAAGTTCCTGCAGATGTAAAAACAGTTGATGAAATTAAACCTTTCTTACAAGATACAAAAGGTAATACTAAAGTTTTAAAAGCTTTAGCTCAAAAAGCTCCAAGAATATTTGGAATACCGGCCGCAGCATATTTAGGATATCAAGCTTTAAGCTCAAGTAACGCTGAAGCCAAAACCCCGTCCTCGGTTCAAGACACGCAAACCGCAATGCAAGATCAAGCAGTAGAGGGACAAGTACCAGAACAAAAATTAGCATCACCTATTAAATACGATCCGTATGCAGGATTCGTTACTCCAGAAGATACAAACCAAAAAGCATCTCAATCGGATCTTTTATATTGGATCGCGGATAATGAAATACCAGAAGAAGTTCAACAAGTTGGAAAGATGGTTGGCGAAGCTGCGGCAGTGATCGGTGGAGCAACAGTTGGACTTGGTTTACCTGATGCGAAGAAGACGATTGAAGAAGCGCGGATCGCGGGTAAGTCTCCTGTTAAGGGAGTATTAGGAAAAGGATTTTATAGACTAGGTAGTCCATTAGCGACAGCTGCGTTTACAATACCACAAGCATTAGATGAAAATGTAACTGCGACTGAAATGGTAACTGATCCATTAAATTATTTAGGACTTGCTACAATGGAGACTTTAGGAAAGAGAGCAGGAACTATTGCAGCTCCAGCAGCCACTCAAGCAACTGGAATTATGGGTTCTTTAAAAAATTATGCTACACTTAAAAATGTAGGAGAAGCAATTCCTGGAAAATTAAGTACTGCATTAAGATTAGGATTAAATCCAAGAGTTATAGCAGGTGCTTCTAGATTTTTAGGTATACCAGGACTTATTGCATCTACTGGATATAGTCTATATGATTATCTATCTAACAAAGATAAGGAAGCTCAATAATGGATCGTAGAACTTTATTAAAAATAATGGGTAGTATTGCCGCATTACCTGCTTTAGGAAAAGCAATTAAAGGTACTGGTATTAAAGCTACAAAAGTTGCAGGAAAAGTTTTACCTAAAGTTGCTGGAATGCCTGAATGGTTTAATCCACTTGTTAGTAAAATTATGAAAGAAGGAGTAGATATATCTCCTCAAGTTAAAAATGTTGAAGATATGACTACTGTTAAAAAATTAGAAATACCTTCAGAGACCGGTAAACCAGATAAAATCACACTTACACAAAATAAAGTAACTGGAGAAATTTCTATTGAATCTAATATTGGTGGAATAGGAGATACGCCTTTCGAATTAAATTACAGACCTCCTAAATTAGATATTGATGTAGAAACAGGTAAACAAATAAAAACTCCAGGTGAATTTTCAGTATTAGAAAATAGACCAAGACCACTTGCAGATCCAGGAGATTTTGAATTTGATTACGATACTTTTAATATTAATGATGCTTACAGTGATGTTGAAAGATTAGAAAAAATTGGAACTGGAAAAATAAAAGATGTAAAAAAAATTGAACAAAGAGCGAAAGGTAGAAAGATGGTAGAGGAATCTCCCTATGAAGATATTATGAATAGATACCCAGACCCAATAGAACCAGATATTGATTATGCAAATGGTGGATTAGCTAGTTTTGCTAATGGTGGATTGACAAAAACAGTGCCACCTGCTAAAGGTCCTGACTCACAAGGTGTTGAAACATTATTCAGAAGAAGGTATAGTTAATCATGGCAGAAATTGATAAGTCATTACCCAATACAAAAACTACTATTGAAATTCCAGGTCAAGCTGAAACAGAACAACTAATTCAAGAACAAGTAGAACAGTCACAAGATCCATCCGTTGAAATAAATATGGATGAAGAAGGTGGCGCAGAAATTTCATTTGATCCAAGTTCCGCAGTTCAAATGGGCGGAGAAGATCATTACGCAAATCTTGCAGAATTTTTAGATGACGATGTACTCGTAGAAGTAGGATCAGATCTTCAAGAAAAATACACAGATTATAAATCATCAAGACAAGATTGGGAAATGGCATATACTAATGGTTTAGATCTTTTAGGATTTAAATATGAAAGACGAACAGAACCTTTCAAAGGAGCATCAGGAGTAACTCACCCGGTACTTGCAGAATCAGTTACACAATTTCAAGCACAAGCTTATAAAGAATTATTACCAGCAGATGGTCCGGTAAGAACTCAAATCGTTGGTTTAACAGATCGTAATAAAGAAGATCAAGCAACGAGAGTTAAAGAATTTATGAATTATCAAATCATGAACGTGATGAAAGAATATGAACCTGAATTTGATCAGATGTTATTCTATTTACCATTATCAGGATCTACATTTAAAAAAGTTTATTATGATGCATTATTAGGTAGAGCTGTTTCTAAATTTATTCCATCAGAAGATTTAATTGTTCCTTATTCTGCAACTTCATTAGAAGATGCTGAAGCAGTTATTCATGTTATTAAAATTTCAGCAAACGATTTAAGAAAACAACAAGTAAGTGGTTTTTATAAAGATGTTGATTTAGGTGAACCACCTTTAAAAGATGATGAAATTAAAAAGAAGGAAAGAGAATTAGAAGGTATTAGAGTTGAAAAACAAGATGACATTTATACTCTATTAGAATGTCATGTTAATTTAGATCTTGAAGGATTTGAAGATAAAGATCCTCAAACTGGTGAACCCACAGGTATTAAACTTCCTTACGTTGTAACTATTGAAGAATCTTCTAGAGAAGTTTTATCAATAAAACGTAACTATAAATCAGATGACCCATTAAAAAATAAAACTAATTACTTTGTACACTTTAAATTTTTACCGGGTTTAGGATTCTATGGATTTGGTTTAATTCATATGATTGGTGGATTGTCACGTACTGCAACTTCAGCTTTAAGACAATTATTAGATGCAGGTACACTTGCTAACTTACCTTCTGGATTTAAAATGCGAGGTATTAGAGTTAGAGATGATGCACAACCATTACAACCAGGAGAATTTAGAGATGTAGATGCGCCTGGCGGAAATTTAAGAGATGCATTTATGCCTTTACCTTTTAAAGGCCCAGACCAAACACTATTACAATTAATGGGTATCGTAGTTGATGCAAGTCAACGATTCGCGAGCATTGCTGATGCACAAGTTGGAGATATGAACCAACAGGCAGCGGTGGGAACTACTATGGCATTACTTGAAAGAGGATCGCGTGTAATGTCAGCTATACACAAAAGAATTTACGGTGCACTTAAAAATGAATTTGAATTATTAGCAAATGTATTTGCAACTTATTTACCCCCAGTTTATCCATATGATGTTGTAGGTGGAGCAAGAGAAATTAAAGCTGCAGACTTTGATGATAAAGTAGATATACTTCCAGTCGCTGATCCAAATATATTTTCACAATCTCAAAGAATTAGTTTAGCACAAACTCAATTACAACTTGCTCAATCTAATCCACAGATTCATGACATCTATCAAGCATATAGATCTATGTATGAAGCAATGGGTACAAAAAATATTGATTTGATTTTACCATCACCAAAACAACCAATGCCAATGGATCCAAGTTTAGAGCACATTACTGCAATGGCTTCTCAACCATTCCAAGCATTTGCTGGACAAGATCATAAAGCACACATTGATGCACATTTAAACTTTGTTCAATTGAATATGGTTAGAAATAATCCTCCAATTGTAATGGCAATACAAAAAAATATACTAGAACACATCTCAATTATGGCTCAAGAACAAGTTCAAGTAGAATTTATACAAGAATTGCAACAGTTACCTATGTTACAACAACAGGCACAAGTGGATCCGCAAGCTCAACAACAAATTAAAAACATAACTATTCAAATTGAATCTAGAAAAGCTCAATTAATAGCTGAAATGACTAAAGATTTTGCTGATGAAGAGAATAAAATCATCGGACAGTATG